TGCCACCTTCACTGCCAGTTTCAGCAACGTGGCTGGATCAGTTGTTCAAACAGCCATACACAGCAATGTGATCACTGACGGTACTGTGGTCTATGCGGGCCTGTCCAGCAGCCGAGACGAAGTGGAGATCAGCGAAGATATCAAACGTCGTCTGCAACTATGGAGAACAGCAGCCGGAACACCCAGCACTTTGACTCTGGCAGTGGCCTACACAGCCAACAACGCTGACCTGCTGTGGAAACTGGGCTGGGAAGAACTCACAAACTAACCAAATAAAATGAAAAAAATATTATTGACACTGTTATTTGCGTCATCTTCGGCCTTGGCCTGGGATCAAACCCCTCCCTTGCCCACGGAACGTTGCCAAGTTCACAATCCACACGGTTGGGCGCAAACCACAAAGCCTGTTACAGCTATTTGCCGCAGAGCATATTTTGTGGCCTATGATGCTGCTGCCAAGATTCCCGTGTATGTCACATACACATTGACACCACAAAACGCACTAGGCTGCTGGCCACGTACCAATGCCTTTGTTGCAGACCAAAGCGTGAAAGGCGGAGCTCGTCCAGATGATTACGCTGGCACAGGCTATGACAAAGGACATGCTGCACCCGACGGTGATCTATCATGGGATCAACAAGTAGAATATGAATCATTCCTAATGACCAACATGTATCCACAACTGGGTGGACTGAATCGTGGCATTTGGAAACTGTTGGAAACATCTATACGTGGTTGGGCAGTGCAAACAAACAACACCTACAACATCTATGTTGGTGCCATCTACAACACCACAACAGACAAGAAGATTGGCAACGGCGTTGTGGTTCCCACGGCGTTCTACAAGATTGTCATCAACCAAAATACACGGCAAATGGCCGGATGGTACTTTAAACACGAAGGTGGGCAGGGCAACGACTTGACCCGGGTACGTGCCAGCATTGCACAGATACAACAAAAAGCTGGTGTCGCTTTTGCTTTCCCAGCAGGAGCACAGGAATTGCCAGTGGGCGGCGAATGGAAAGTAGACTTTGGTGCATTAACCAACGCCAAAAGACAGAAGTGCAAGAACGCAGCTGATTAAATAAATAATTACAAGGAGAAGATTACAATGGACTCAACATTTTTTAGAAAATACATGGATATTATCAACGAAGCTGAACAAGCTCCGGTGCCCAACCCACAACAAGTGGCACAAACCATTCAAGCAAAATTGAAGCCAGCAGAACAGAAAGCATTGATAGCAATGGCAGAAAAAATGGTTGGGAAGCCACTTGAACAACTTACCCCACAAGAAGCACAAATGTATGGCCCAGCTTTTGAAAAAGCATTAAAAGGTGGCATAACAGAACAGCAGTTAGATGAGATCAATCTACGTGCAGCCTGGGACACAGCTAAAACCAAATTGGTTCAGCTAGGATTCCTTGGTGGTATGGCGGCTGGTACAGCAGCAGCACTATCTGGTGGCGCCTATTCGTCAGCGGGCACTATAGGCGGCGTATTGTTAATGAGTTTAGCCGGACTGGCCGGTAGCATAGGTGACCTCAAAGGCGAATATCAAGCACACAAAGATCTACAAACTGCCACCAACCCGGATCAAAAACAACAGTTGAACAGAAAAATTAATAATTTTAATAGATAATCAAATTAAACTTAGATCACTACTAATCTAAGTAAATAGCTCATATGAGCACATTAGAATCAGTACTGGTCAAAAAGGCGCACACGCCCACAATCTTCAGTGAGCAACAAATTGAAGAATTCATGCGGTGCGCCGACCCTGTTACTGGTCCAGCATATTTTCTAGACAACTTCTTTTACATACAGCATCCCACCCGTGGTAGAATGTTGTTGCATCCGTTTGAGTATCAACTCAGACTGATTGACACTTACCACAACAATCGTTTTTCAATATCATTAATGCCCAGACAAACTGGTAAGAGCACTGTGGCTGCTGGATATTTGCTTTGGTATGCAATGTTTATTCCTGATTCAACTATCCTAGTAGCAGCTCACAAGTATCTGGGCGCACAGGAAATCATGCAGCGTGTTCGTTATGGATATGAATCCTGCCCAGATCACATCAGAGCCGGGGTAGTGAGTTACAACAAAGGATCAATTGATTTTGACAACGGGTCACGTATAGCATCGCAAACCACAACAGAAAACACTGGTCGTGGTATGTCCATATCCTTGTTGTACGCTGACGAATTTGCGTTTGTGCGTCCCACTATAGCCAAAGAGTTCTGGACTTCTATCAGCCCCACCTTGGCCACTGGTGGTAAAGCCATCATTACATCAACACCTAACTCAGATGAAGATCAGTTTGCATATCTGTGGAAAGGCGCCAACAAGTGTGAAGATGAGTATGGCAATCCCACTGAAATTGGTATCAATGGATTCAAGGCATTTAGAGCAAAGTGGCAAGAGCATCCTGATCGCGATGAAAAGTGGGCCGCACAACAACGAGCTGCCTTGGGCGAAGAACGTTTCCGACGAGAGATGGAATGTGAATTTGTCATAGATGATGAAACCTTGATCTCTGCCATCAAACTGTTGGATCTAGAAGGGCGTGACCCCATGCGTAAAACTGGGCAAGTGCGTTGGTACAAAGAGATCAACCCCAATAACATCTACGTGGTGGCTTTAGATCCCAGCGTAGGTACTGGGGGCGATCCTGCTGCCATTCAAGTGTTTGAAGCCAACACCACAGATCAAGTTGCCGAATGGCGACACAATCAAACCGACATCCCAACGCAGATACGTATCATGGCCGACATAATTGACATCATCCATGATGTAGTTAAGAACGAACAAAGTATCTATTACAGTGTTGAGAATAATGCCATTGGCGAAGCAGCATTGATCAGCATTGCTGAATGGGGCGAAGAGCGTATCAAGGGATACTTTTTGAGTGATAACAGCAGTGCAGGATCTCGTAAAATGCGCAAAGGGTTCAATACCTCAAACAAAACCAAACTAGCAGCCTGCGCCAAACTCAAGAATCTAGTGGAATCTGGGCGTATGAAAATCAACAGTCGGAACTTGGTGTCAGAATTAAAAACCTTTGTGGCCAACGGCCCAAGTTACAAGGCCAAAATGGGCGAAACTGATGACTTAGTCATGGCCACTATCTTAACCGTGCGTATGCTGCAGCAATTGCAGAGTTACCATACCGAACTTGATGCTCAAATACGCGATCACGGCGACACAATAATTGAACCCATGCCCTTTATATCAATGGGCCGATAAATACAACACTATGGCCACACAAACTCCCGCTAGCAGACTATATGATTTACTCTCTTCAAGAGACTTTGAAGTAGAGGTTCTTGACACCAAAACTGGTAATCCACCTGTTGACCCCGAGACCGGGGATTTAAACATTGGCGAAGGCGACCTATTTGTTTTTGACTGGGAAGCAAGTTCTGGTAAAAACTACGGCACTGCTGAAATTTTCATTGATGGTGAAGGCACCCTTAACCTATACTACGGCGACAATCTTGGTCGTGGCATGGATCCTGAGGACAAGAACGAGTGGTATGCGTTCATGGAACAGTTAAAGAACTTTGCCACTAGAAATTGGCTAAACTTTGCCCCAGGCAATATCTCTAAATTCAAACATGCATTGCGCTCAATGAGTGCAGTGAAAGAAAGCATTTTAGAAAGTTACTACGGTAATCGTAAAGTCAGCTATTCTGGTGCTCCCACTGAAGCTAGATTGATGATCCGACACAATCGTGATCTGGCCGAAGGTGATGCAAGATTCCGTTATGTTGAATCTTTGTTTATTGAAACTACCAATGGTGAGCGGTTTAAACTGCCGTTCCGTAATCTAGCCGGTGGCCGTGCCATGCTTGAACATGTTCGCAGCGGTGGACGTCCTTATGACCCACGTGGCACACACATCAGTTCAATTGTAGAAGAACTCGCCGTGCTGAACCGTTTTAGAAAAGCACACCATAATCGTGTGTTTGAAGGCCATGCCGGTGACTTGGTTGACCGCAGCAACCATTATTTTGAAAGTCTACGCAAAACAATCAAAGGTCTTTCAACGCATCGTGGTTACAACTCATATTTTGAATCCTGGCAGCCCCTGGATCTTCGTGAAGAAGATACCCTAGTAGAAGAACTCAAACAGTTGTTTATTGAACAGACTTTAGACACAAGAATTGAACAGGCCTTGCCTGTGCTGGCAAGACTACAAAGGACCGATGCCATGAAAGAAACACACGAATTTGAAGCACATATTCAAAAGGTAGTAGAAGGAACCTGGGCATTACCGGACACACCTGAAGCACAACAAACTCTTGTTGACCTGTTGAATCAGCCCACATTACCAGTTGGCCCTGATGCCGAAGACCTAACTGCACAGCTCTATGATATCATTGGTGATGACGAGTTGTATGATCAACTGCAAGACTTGGCCAATGTTGACGCCGATGCTGATGCCAAATCCATTATCCTGGCACGTCTAGAAGAACTCAAAGCAGATCCAGGTGTTGCCAGAGTCATGGCACAAGTCATACGCCCTGAACAAGCACCCCAACAACAGCAACAACCACAGCAACAACCACAGCAACAACCTACATCTGAAGCCGACAACTTGGCAACGTTTGAAGCGGCTGGCTGCAATATGACTGCCGAAGGCGAAGAATGTCCAACACATGGCCTAGAAGAATGTGGAATGTATGAATCGTCCTTGCACGAATCTGAAGAGGATTTGGCAAGATTAAAACAGTTAATAGGCAAGATCTGAGATAAATAAATTTGACACAGAGACAGAAAGCGCATATACTCCGTGTGTATGCGCTTTTTTATTGACGTGTATAGGCATCATGTCGCAAGACATATTAGGCACACTTAGGCATTTATAGGAGAAAACTTTATGGCCTCATTAGCAGAAATCCGCGCACGACTCGCAGCCGCAGAGTCGAACAAAGGCGGTCAATCCCAAGGCGGCGACAACGCAATTTACCCACACTGGAACATGCCCGAAGGATCAAGTGCAAACCTGCGCTTCTTACCTGACGGTAACTCAAAGAACACATTCTTCTGGGTTGAACGTGCAATGATTCGTTTGCCATTCAATGGCATCAAAGGCGAATCTGAGTCAAAGATGACTTATGTACAAGTGCCATGCGTAGAAATGTGGGGCGAAGCTTGCCCAGTTCTAGCTGAAGTACGTGGTTGGTTCAAAGACAAGGCACTGGAAGAAATGGGTCGTAAGTATTGGAAGAAGCGCAGTTATATTTTCCAAGGCTTTGTACGTGAGAATCCGCTCACTGACGACAAGACCCCAGAGAACCCAATCCGTAGATTCATCATTGGTCCTCAGATCTTTACACTGATCAAGTCAGCATTGATGGATCCAGATCTCACTGAGATGCCAACTGACTACGCAGCCGGACTTGACTTCCGTGTGACAAAAACTACCAAAGGTGGTTATGCTGACTACAACACTTCAAAGTGGGCACGTAAAGAATCAGCACTCACAGCCGACGAAGCTGCGGCAATTGAAAAACATGGCTTGTATGATTTGGCCAGCTTCTTGCCCAAGAAACCCGGCGACGTTGAACTCAAAGTCATCAAAGAAATGTTTGAAGCATCAGTGGATGGTCAACCATTTGACATGGAACGTTGGGGCCAATACTATCGTCCAGCTGGTGCAGCAGCACCCGCAGGCGCAGCAGCCGATGCTGAAGAATTTGCTCCAGCACCAGCAGCAAAGCCATCACCAGCAGCAGCTCGTGTAGTCGAAGCCGACGATGAACCTGAAGCGGCAGCAGCAGTGGCCTCGGCTCCGGTTGCTACACCTGCAGCGTCAAACAAAGCCGAAGACATTCTTGCAATGATTCGTGCAAGGCAAAAGCAATAATCCGTTATTGGTAAACTACTATCCCGGGAGCATGGGCGATACTATAATTGCTTATCTCCTGGGGGTTGATTATCAACGTGATTATTTGGGCCGTGTTCGTCATGAATATCCTTGGAACTTCAAAGATGTTGGCTTTTATCAATTACCAATTGAATCCAAGGCCAACATTTTTATTGACATTATAAAACCCTGGCTTGACGATTGTAGTATCATTGGGGCACACAGATTTGAACAGTTTGATTTTAGAGAACTTGACAATGACATTCAAGTGCTGAGCATAGATCCTAGATGTTGTTTGGATCAAGTTGCCAAAATGTTTCTCAACAAAGTGCAATCAGAAACTGGGTATTACCATGCCATGGATCAAACTCTTGACACCGCTATTGCAGAAAGATACGGGCCCAGCAGTGAGTTGAGAATAAAGTTTGCTCAAAAAAAGATTACTCAGTGGGCTGAACGCAACATTTTGCCATCAGATAGTGTTGTTAGTTTAACTGAGTTTTTACAAGATAATTCTTGTGTTGATCAATTCAAAGTTAGCAAATGAAATCTTACACAGCATCAACCAATTGGAAAAGACATCAACTGCGATTTCTGGATGCTGACGATATTGTCTGTGACTATGAGCTAAAGGTACACATACAGCAATATCCTGATTGGCAAGTTCATGTTGAATATGCCAGCGGAGATTTAAAATCTTACGCAGAACAACACAACATGGTCAACAATCAAGATTTTGATTTTTTTATAATCAACGATATGGAGTTTGGCAAACTAAATTTGCTCGAACTAGAACATATTATAAAAGATCTCTATAATAGAAGTCGGCATGGCGGGTATTTTTCAGTGCAAAGTTATTTCTTGAACTGGAACAATCAATCAGAATGTTGCCGTGCTGATCTTGATGACAACATGGATCGTGCGGCGGTTGAGTGGGTTGAACGTTATATTGGTGTGAACTCTTATACCAATAAGAGTTTGAAAATATCAGATCCACTGAAAAACTTCACAGCTGACGGAAGATTACTGGCCGGATCTGATTTTATGTATACTCATGGAAATATAAGGTTTTGGTTATGGAAAGAGTAATTAATCATCACTTTGACTGCCAGTGGAACTTTGGAAATTATGGGTATTACAAATTTTGGCGATACAATCGTGACAAGTATGCACAGTGGGTCAAATCACGACGCGGAACTCCTACAATTGACATTTGGGATCAATATATTTTACGTACAATGAATCCTGGCCATACTGTAGTATATGATTCACAGGCATTGGTATGGAAACGATTAATTGACAGTGTTGATATTGTTGAAAATGACGCTCCAAAAATTGTTGAGCCGTATGTGACATTGCTCAACGCTGATGTTGATCAACAGTTGCAAAACAAAGTGGCAAACTTGATCTTATACCGACCACTCAGCTGCAAACTCTGCAACAGTATGGTGGATTATTTGGCAGTGTCACAATCTACTAGATCAGGGCAGACTCCAAGTTTGATAAGTTGGTTGACACCTGATGCCAAGATATTTTGGAGTGTGGGCCAAGAATTTTTTGCGTTTAATAGATTTAAAGAAACGTTGCTAGATTTTATCAAACGAGAAGCACAACAACTCAATGACCAACACGGAATTGAGTTAAAACTACAAGTATATAATCCAAAAGATTATATCAATGGGCAAGTTAAGTTGGTTTTTCAACGACAATCGTAGACATTGCCTGTTAATTGTTATAAAATATATTTTATTTGAAAGTGAACAAACATGCCTAAACCATTTGACATAAGCAAGTTTCGCAAAGAGATAACCAAGTCAATTGATGGATTATCAATTGGCTTCAATGATCCCACTGATTGGATCAGCACAGGCAACTATGCTTTGAACTACCTTATCAGCGGAGACTTTCATAGAGGCATTCCACTGGGCAAAGTCACTGTGTTTGCCGGTGAATCAGGCGCAGGCAAATCATATATCTGCAGTGGCAATATCATTAAAAATGCACAAGAACAAGGTATCTTTGTTGTGCTAATTGACAGTGAAAACGCCTTGGATGAAAATTGGCTCAAAGCACTGGGGGTTGACACCAGCGAAAGTAAATTGCTTAAATTGAGCATGGCTATGATTGACGATGTGGCCAAAACTATCTCAACATTTATGAGTGACTACAAAGCTCTGCCAGATGGTGAACGTCTCAAGGTAATGTTTGTAATTGACAGTTTAGGCATGCTGTTGACACCAACAGATGTCAATCAATTTGATGCAGGTGAAATGAAGGGTGACCTGGGCCGTAAACCCAAAGCACTGACATCACTTGTGCGTAACTGTGTAAACATGTTTGGTAGTTACAATGTGGGACTGGTATGTACCAACCATACCTATGCATCACAAGACATGTTTGATCCTGACGACAAGATTTCAGGTGGGCAAGGGTTTATCTATGCATCAAGCATTGTAGTTGCCATGAAAAAACTCAAACTCAAAGAAGATGAAGACGGCAACAAGATTTCAGATGTCATGGGCATTCGCGCTGCATGTAAAGTTATGAAAACACGCTATGCCAAACCATTTGAAGGCGTACAAATTAAGATTCCTTATGAAACAGGTATGAACCCTTACTCAGGTCTTGTTGACTTGGCGGAAAAGAAAGGCATGTTAAAGAAAGATGGCAACAGACTTGCTTTTACTACCAGCGATGGAGAAATAATCAAACAGTTTCGCAAAGCCTGGGAAAGCAACGAAGCCGGGTGTTTAGATAAAGTTATGTTAGACTTTCAAAATCACAAAGAAGAGGTAAGTATCACTGACAATAATTCAGAGGAGTAATAATATGTCAGCAGAACTAGCAAGTGAACTTTGGGGCGAAATCAAACGTTATGTCAATGAGATTGATCGTAACGAAGCAGCAGAAGTCTATGTCAGTACGTTAGTTGACAACGACATTCACATAAATGAAATCAAAACAGCCTTCCGCGGAGATTCAGATATCAAACGGGCACTACTGCCCTATCTTGAAGAAGAAGAACCTGAAGAAGAATATGATGATCTTGAGGATGAAGAAGAATACTGATGTGGTATAGCCGCATAGTTGCTGATATCAGCGCGATTCCTGATTTTATAGATCACTATGAGTCAGAATTGGCCTTGGCCAAAAATGATTGCCGTATCTCAGGTGTTGTAGAAAAAAATATCACTGCGTTACCAGGCATCACCGAACACCGCTTTAATCAATTACAGGAGATTGAAGCGGTGCTCAACTATCTCAACATTCAACTGCGTAAAATTCGTAGACGACACTTTCAAAAATATCTTGAAGGATACGCTCGGGCATTGTCAAGTCGTGATGCTGAAAAGTATGTAGACGGTGAAGATGAGGTTGTTGATTTTGAAACAATCATAAACGAAGTTGCCTTGCTTAGAAACAAGTGGTTGGGCATAATGAAAGGTCTAGATTCCAAACAATGGATGACCGGACATGTAGTAAGATTACGTACCGCTGGCATGGAAGATGTTGCCGTCTGATCCAATCTTTAAGATTGATGATAGTTTCGTTTGGATTAATCTTAGGCGATATAATCGGCAACAACTCAAAAACAATGAGTTGGCTGAAGATATTGGCACACAGGTCAGACAAGATCCTGGCATTGAATCACTGATCCAGGGTCAGATACTATTGTTTGACAGCATGTATGAAGGGCATAATCGCGATGATTACGATCTGGCTCAACAGAATCTTGCCGAATATTATTGGTACTCAAAACATTGCGGTTGGATCAATAATGTATTTGATTGCAATGATCACAGCACAGTGAGTCTACCTGCAAGAATGGTAAACCACTGTGGCTTCTTGGATCATGTACGCAATCAAAAGATTGATTGGAATGGATTAGATCGCACACACATCTTATTGTGTCTAATGCGCAGACCCACTGCAACCCGTAGTCAAATATGTAAGTACATTCTTAATACTTTTAATCCTGAAGATTATGTGCTATCATATGGCTCGGCAATACCATCCCCGTATTTTGATGATATTGCCAACGTTGACTTACCAATTTTGCTTGACGGAAATACAAACAATGGAGATGCGTATCATCTCATGTCAGACCCCAGAGCTTTTGAGTGTTTGGTCAATTTGGTAGCAGAAACCAGCGATCAAATTTATAATAATGCTGATGTAGGATATGCCTCTCAGTTTATAACTGAAAAAACTTTCAAGGCATTTGCCTGGCATCAACTACCTGTGTGGGTTGCGGTTCCAGGGACAGTGCAACGAGTTCGTGAGTTAGGGTTTGATGTATTTGATGACTGGGTAGATCATAGTTACGATTTAATTGATGATTATGATGTTAGAATATCCCAGTGTTTGAACGCTGCAAAAGATTTAGTTCAGCATATTCAAAGCACTGGAATACAACAAGCACATCAAACACTTATGCCAAGATTTGTTGAAAATGATGTTGTACTGAATCGATGCCGGAGACGCACGATTGCAGATTTTGATCAAGGTCTCAAAAGATTACAGTTGAAAGGACAACTATGAAAGCAGGAAAAGTCTGGGGAGTTACTGAACTTCTTGAAGCCAACGGTGTTTTGGAATTTCATCGTATTGAAGCTATCAAAGGTGGTGTTTGTAGCAAACACAAACACAAATACAAGTGGAATGGATTCTTCGTTCAACAAGGTCAACTGTTGATTCGTGTTTGGAAAAACAACTATGATTTAGTTGATGAAACTATTTTAAACGCCGGAGATTATACCAAGGTTGCACCAGGTGAGTATCATCAATTTGAAGCCCTGGAAGACACTGTGGCCTTCGAGTTATACTGGGCAGAATTTGATCACACCGACATTGAAAGAGAAACAGTGGGATTTGCCAAGGATGAGTAAAAAAGTATTGGTCACTGGCAATGCTGGGTATATTGGCAGTCACCTGACCAACATACTTCGGCAAAATAAAAAATATCAGGTTTGGGGTCTTGACTACAACACACCACAAGTTGAAGTTTATGATCACCTAAATGCCGACATTAGAACTATACCCAGGATTGATTTTGTAGAGTTTGATACAGTGATACATTTGGCTGCGTTGGTTAATGTTGGTGAAAGTGTGCGTGATCCAATCAGTTATTATCGTACCAATATTACAGGCACTGAAAATGTGTTGAGTAAAATAAAATATAAAAATTTTATCTTTGCCAGCACCGGAGCAGCAGTGGGGTGTGCCAGCCCTTATGGTATTAGCAAACGTGCAGCCGAACAGGTAGTGTATCAGTGCTGCCAAGAAGAATCAATCCCCCACACTATATTTAGATTTTACAATGTAATAGGCAGTGATGGAATAGCACCCACTAATCCTGATGGACTGATGCTGAATCTAATAAGGGCTCCCAAGACCGGTAAATTTACTATTTTTGGTAATGACTACAACACCGCCGATGGCACTGCCGTCAGAGACTATGTACATGTCAATGAAATTTGCCAGGCCTTGATAAAGGCCATAGAGCATCCGGCTAATTGTACTGAGAATCTTGGCCATGGCCATGGCAGTTCTGTGCTCAAAATGGTTGAATTATTCAAGCAAGTAAATGATGTTGACTTTGATATTAGTTTTGGTCCTCGCAGGGCTGGAGATCTAGAACGCAGTGTACTGGACGAGCCGTCAGATTATCTTCCAACTTTATACAGTATAGAAGATTTACTCAAAATCTAAATCTGCTGTAATATACGCAGATAAATATCCTATACAACCAATGGGGTAGAGAGAAAAATCAATGTTTAAAGTATTCATAGGATGGGATCCGCGCGAAGCAGAAGCTGCAGAAGTCTGTCGCCATAGTATCCTGAAACACAGCACAATGCCGGTGCAAGTTGAGTTTTTGAAGCAATCAGTGCTGCGTGATCAAAAACACTATTGGCGAGATGTTGACCCCACTTCTAGCACAGAATTTACCTTTACAAGATTCTTAGTACCTCATCTTATGGGTTACTCTGGATGGGCAGTGTTTGTTGATTGTGATTTTGTGTTTACCGGTGATATACGAGAACTGTTTCAGCACATGGAATCAAAGTTTGCAGTTCAAGTAGTCAAACACAAATATCAGCCTACCAATACAGTTAAAATGGATGGTAAGGAACAACACCCATATCCACGTAAAAACTGGAGCAGTATGATGCTGTTTAACTGTGGTCATGCCAGTTGCAAGAATCTCACACCTGAAGTAGTGAACACAAAATCCGGACAATACTTACATAGATTTGAATGGGTCACCGACAGTCTTGAAATTGGTGGTATTGGCCCTGAATGGAATTGGCTGGTCAACTGGTACAAAGAACCCAAAGATGGAACTCCCAAAGCCATTCACTATACCGAAGGTGGCCCTTGGTTTGAAAACTATCGTCACTGCGAGTACGGCTGGCATTACGCCGAAGCCTATCAGAGTTGGCAGAAAAGTCTTCAGGTCCCCCCAGTGCCACATCAGTTTGAAAATATTCCCCCGAAGATGATAGAGTTATTTGAAAAAATAATTTCTTATCGCGTAGATCCTGCGGCACAGTACTATTCAGAGTCGGATTACGAGCAAATAATAAAGGATTTAGCCATGCTTAATAACAAGGCTGCGGTGGCCGTTGAAGCCGACACTGTTGAAGAAGCCAGTGACAAACTTGAAGCCAAAGGACAAAATTATGATCCATTCCTAAAGAGTTTTATTTTAGGATCCGGTGGACAAATTTCAGTCTGGGACAAAACAGCCGAAGATAAAACTCCCATGGTATTGCGCGGTGTGACCAAGCGCAAACACATGGATGCTTGTCGCGCTGCTGGGAGAGATTTTTATTACATTGATACCGGATACTTTGGTAATGGACGTAAGAAAACTTATCACCGCATCACAAAAAACGACATGCAATATCTTGGCGAAGTCAAGCACCGCTCAAGAGATCGCCTATCAGCTACGGGATTTGCCTCAAGAAAGTTTAGACCTGGTGCAAATATTTTATTGGCACCACCTAGCCAAAAACTATTGATGTGCTATGGCATTGATTTAGACAAGTGGTTGGAAGAAACCATAGCCACTATTAGATTGTGGAGTGATCGTGAAGTCATAGTACGCAACAAGCAAAGTCGTTCGGTGCGTCAGAGTTCGGATACCATGGAAATGGCGTTAGAACGCAACATTCATTGCTTGGTTACCTTTTCAAGTATTGCAGCAGTAGAAGCAATCATGATGGGCAAGCCAGCAATTACCCTGGGACCAAGTGCTGCCAATCCAATTACATCCCGTGATCTCAAGGACATTGAAAATCCGCATATCCCTACATTAGACGAAGTTGAAGAGTGGGCAGCACATTTGGCCTATTGCCAGTTCACAGAGTTAGAAATGCGTGATGGCACTGCTTGGCGTATATTAAACGATGATGCATGACGTAGTAGTTTATTTCAGTAGTCTACAAAAGCAAACTGCCAGTAGAAAAATTGATGTTTTACAGGCCTTTGCCGATGGCGCACGATCACAAGGTGCATCAGTGCATGTTGAAACCAGTTATAACGTAAAGCCAGCTCGTTTGTCTGTGATATTGGGTTGGCCTAGTCCGTTGCAAGACGGTCCCAACATACGTCTACGACAAGCAGTGGTCAAAGAACAAAAACGCCATAACAATCATGTCATGGCCATTGATGCGTCAACGTTTAAATTTCATGATCCCAATGGAAAATATCTAAGATATAGTCTCAATGGTGTGTTTTATGACACTGCAGAGTACGCCAACAAAAACAGTGATAGTTCTCGTTGGAATATTATTAGCCAAGATTTAAATTTACAAATGCAACCTTGGCGCAATCGCGGCAGCTATATTTTGTTGTTGATGCAGCGTGATGGTGGCTGGTCAATGAAAGGCATGAATCCAATTGAATGGGTTCAACATAAAATTCATGAAGTTAGGGCAGTAACAGATCTACCTATATTGGTGAGACCACATCCTGGAAAGCATATTGACCTATCACAACTGTCTCAATTTAATGTCATGCTCAGTCCCAGCAAACAACGCTCCTTGTATGACGATCTGTCAGATGCGCAGTCGGCCTGTGTGTTTAATTCTAGTTCGGGTGTAGCACCAATCTTAGCCGGAGTACCGTTGGTGGTTGACGATCGGAGTTCGGTGTGCTGGGCCGTTTCTCATCATGATGTCGCTCGTATTAGGGAACCAGAATTTTTTGAAAGAGAGCAGTGGATTTATGATTTGGCAGCATGTCACTGGAGCGACGAAGAAAGTCGCCAGGGCCTAGTGTATCAAAAGTTTCTGCCGTTTATTCAATAATCAAACTGATAGGCGTTGTCCACATGCCAATCTTCTTGGTATGAAGTAGGACCTTTGAAATAGATATACAAGTCTGACCCACGCCAGTCTTTGAACTGATCCCAATACCATTGTTGTGTACGTTGCGCTGAAAAAAATTGTTTGTCGTACAACCCTTGTTTTTTGCTTTTAACTGGTATTGTAGGATCCAATAAACCAACAAAACAAAATTTAGTTGCATAACTCATCAGCAACTCCGCCACCCAAGGCATATCATCATCAGGAATACTGCCTACTACCTGTGTGCAAATTACACAATCAAACTTTGATCCTGGCGCAGGCAGCTGATCAATCCCGGGCACACAAGGATCGTACATGAAATAAGATTCAATACCAATGCGCTGATCTAATGTCATCGCATCAGTAAACACATTGAATTCAGGTGTTGGCCACGTTACTGGAATAGTATACTGATCACCACGGCCGCTGCCATAATCAAGCATGGTTTGAGCTTGATACTTAGCAACTAGATCGGCAATGTGCAAGGCATATTTTTTGCTGTCATTGCCTCCCCACCCTTTTTTGAGAAGCTGATAACTTTTGCCTTGTTCAATACTTGTATTATAATATTCGCTGGGCATTTTTTGGATTTTTTAAGGCCCACCAGGCCACTGCTGCAGTGACTTTATGGTACTGTGATACAAAGTCATAGGTAATTTGCCATTCATCAGGATGTTGATAATTGTTCCTTATCAATGGCATATGAGTTCGCACTGTGTAAGCACGAGTGTCAGGTAACATCAACAATCTAAAAGTTCTATTTCCACTTTTGAGTTTTTTGATATTTTGCCCCGCCCACAGTGGTGCATCTGTTGGGGGTATTTTTTCTCGGTTGGCACATATTACAAAGTCTTGTACTTTGGGAAATCCTTGAGCTGGAATACGATTATAAGTTTCCCCAAAGTCTGTGACCAACTCCATACCAATGTATGCGAGATCATTTTCATCATTGACAATTATTGAAAGTTCTTTGAAAATAACATCAACTGCAGCGTCGCTTAACCATACATCGGTGCGCATTTTGATGATGTACTTTTCAGGCGTCAGTGACAATGCTTTGTAAAAATCCCAGACTTGAACAACACCAGCTAGATCACTGGGACAATTTCTTGGCCATGCCTGGTTCCAGGTGTAATCATAGATTTGTATGGGCCAGTTCTCTCTTAATTTGTTCCATAATTTTTCATGGTTGGCACGACCAATGTCGGCGAATCTTGGTTCACCAATATAAAATATACCTATCATAATGTTTGCCAATCCCACCATTGTTTAATTTTAATATCTTTGGGTTCCCATCCCTGTTGCGCTCGCCACCAGTTTGCAGCATCCTGCATGGGATGCGGAATTGTTAAATTTTTCTTTCCTAGTTTGGCTTTGTCATCTACAATATAACTCTGTATGTAATCGCGACATACTAGTGTATCGTCGGGGTACTCACGGTAATCTTGCCGTATCAGATAGACTTGGCACAGTATTCTATAAGTCTTGACGGTCTGCTCCTGGGCATTTTTACCAATTTGTTTATAAGGCACAATGAATCTAAACGTTTTATTGCCGCTGCGACGTTTGTTGGGATTAATTTCGTCTAGCTTTTTCACTACATCTTCAAAACTTTTTAAACTATCCCTGCGAGCTGCTACAACAAAATCTTGTACATGCGGATCATAGTTGATGTCAACATTTAATTTCAAATTTTCTGCCCCAATAGTATCGTTGACCCAATCACTACCAAAGTATGCAATACCGTAATCATTGTCTATCAATGCTCGGACTTCGTCAACAACAACCTCTATGCTAGAGGGAGTAAACCATAGATCAGTTCTCAATCTAATCACAATGGGTTCTTGAGTACGTTGAACTCCGCGCATAAAATCCCAGACTTGTACAGCTCCGCCCTGTCCTCGACGATATACAACATCCGGGTCATCAATATCCAGTGGAGGATCATACGGACATTCACCACGATCAGGGTCATCTCTAGTAAATCTATATACGTTGACTTCACCTAACTCACGCAACCGATCAATCAATAGTTTGTGGTTAGCTGTGGCTATGTTTTGATTGTGACGAACATCGCCTGTGTAAAATACTGCTATCACAAAAAGTCTCCTATAGTGTCGCTGTCTCGTGGTATGTTCACGGCTATGGCTCGTGGATAAGGATTGGCTGTGTTGTAATCGTTAATTAATATACGTTTGACATTCTTCAATCCAGTGATTAAAGTAAAATCTTTGAACCCCAATGTTTCAAGCATGGTGTAGATTTCATCATATCGCTCTGTGGGCCTTGCTGTGGTAAACACCAGTTGTGAACCTTGTGCAACCATGTCTTGTACTAATTTGATATTTTTAACCAAGGGCACAGGTGACTCGCCAAATTCTTCTCTGGCTTGCGCATGTACGATGGTTCCATCAATGTCACAAAAAATCACAGCCAAATCATTATAGGCATGCCATTCTTCAGCAGTGCCAACATCAACATATTGATCAACCGCCTCTGCAAAAAACATATGACCTTGTGACAAACAGTGTTGTATGACATGACTGACAAACACTTCACCATTGCGATGGCTTAATTCATCATAGGCGTTGACAAATGTCGCAGCACTGGAAAATTTGTATCCGCCTACACAAAACATATCGCCAATAATTTGTTTTTCTGCAATGTCAGTAATAACATCGTGCTCATCAATACGTACAAAACTCTTGCTGGACAGCCGTTTCAAAACTTCATGTTGGGCAATGTCACTGACACACACGTAGTTGCCAGGTGGATTGTCATGGGAGAAGAAGCTATCACAATCTTTGATTAGGATTTCGCTGCCTAGGTCAATGTTGGCTCGTGCAATTATCTCGCGAACTGTGTGTGCTGGTCCGGTTGTGGGGTGTTCTAAGATCACAGGATTGACGTGATCGCCATATTTTTCTTTGAGATATCGCAACACTGGGTATGACTCTACATGCTCTCTAAGTACGCCAATTGTAACACGATGTCGTCCCACGTATTGCTCAATGGCACGTTCAATCATCATGAATCCACTGTGATCAGTCAGTGTGTATTTTGGTCTCATGCCCGGAAAGCGAGTGCTTAGACCAGCAGCTGGTACAATTATTTCCATAAATTTTCAATGGCCTCTACAATAAATTTTTGTTCTTCGCTGTGTGCATCACAATAACGATAAACACGCAACAGCATCAAAGTCAACAAGGCAGGATTAGCAGCATCAGGCCATTGAGTCAGCAAGCCTTGCTGTAGGTATTGTAATTTTTGATCAAGCTCTGCTGGATTGTTTCTCAAGAACCAACCACACTCAATATCTTGTCTGAGTTTGCAAATGTCAAAAATATAACTATCCCAGATACCATTCTGCGCATCAATTAGATAAAAGCCTTTGGTGGGATGCCACAGTATGTTTTCAAGTGTTAAGTCGCCGTGATAAGGACTCTTGGGTAGTTTAGTGGGTATAGATTGTAAAATTTCCGCAGCAGTGAATGGCATGCCGTCAAGATCAATCATATCCAAGAAGTCTTCTGCTGTGAATTGATAGTTAACGGTTTCAATACACATAGTAAATTTTGTTAGAACCAACGTCAAAAAATTCAGCAAAGGCTCAGGGTCATTATCAAGCAAATATGTACGCATGTCAACACCATCAATGTATTCCATGTCTATGGTATCATCAAACACATGATATATTTCTGGCATTGGCACTGACGGAATTTGTTTTGATAATACAGTGTACCTGTCAAGGTTCCTGGCGATGTTGCCTTGTTTGCGTACAAACAAACGGCCGTGTTTGGTCATCAAGAAAATCTTGCTGCCGCTATGTCCGTGAAATTGCTGTACAATACGTGCTGCCATTATTTTGTTGCCACCACTCTTGAGTCAATGCCGCTTTTACCGTATTGGTTAGGTTGTATCTCTGTGCGAGAAAAACCTGCTTCTTGAAACATGCGACACATTGATTCGGCGCTGTATCCCCATTTGTGTAGCATTGTGGGATCAGGATAACGTGCCGAATCACCGTAGATCCCAGACACTGTGCGTTTGGTCAGCCGCTTGTCAGTGGTCCAAAAGCAATCAGGATATTTTACCACTTCCTGGCACATTTTTAGTAGGTCCGGCCATTCCATGGCAACAGATCCTCCAGGACGACATATTCTATAAAACTCACGAAACATGGGCATCACATACTGCCGACTGAGATGCTCCACTACATGTACAGTGAGTATTTCATCTACGGTGTTGTCTGCCAGTGCAAATGTCTTGGTGATATCTTGGATCACAACATCTGGATCATGCTGCATGTACTCGCCATCTACGTTGATCCATCCTGCGAGTTTTACCGTGCCACAGCCAAGGTGTAAGCGAACTGCTTGCCCAGAAGATTTAACAGTTGTTACTACATCAGCTAACATTTTTCTTAGTTCCTATTAAATTAATCAACAGATAAGGCACATACTTTTTAATTACCTGACCTTGATCATCTCGTTCAATGTACAACCACTTGTTGTCTCTACCTACTTCGTTTTTATGTATCCAACGAATGTCTCCGTCATTTTCAGTTGAGTACGCATAGCGATCCCATTCAAAGTCAGGAAATAGATATTCTATAGCCCTAAAACTAAAACGATAATAGTCATCTGGATAGGCATGGTAACGCCAGGCCCAAGGCACACAGATATAGAGTTTGCCTCCAGGCTTGACCACCTCAGCAAGTTTTTCTGCCATGACCCAAGGGTTTGGTACATGTTCCATTACACTGCAACAAATCACAAGATCAAAATGATTTTTAGGCAACGGATTTTCTGGCGCAGTTAAATCGCACACTACATCAACATCGTTGCCAGGCACTAAATCAGTGCCAACATATTCTGCGGCATTGGCAGCAAAGTAACCACGAAACCCAGTGGCATTTTCTCTGGCACCAATTTCTAATATGGCGCCTGTTACTTCAGGACAAACTGCTTTGATATAATGCAAATCATTTGGGCTACCCACGCATAACTCCTAACCATCGTTGTGCTATTGCTACAGGACTATAATTTTCAATAGTGTGTTGTTGTCCGGCTTGAATCTTTGCCAGTGTTTTGCCCGGATGTTCTCGTGCCCAACGAATTCCTAACATTAGATCTTGCTGTTGCCAGGTCCACGCTTCAAATTCCACATAACTGGCCAGCGGCGTTGTCACTACAAATCGACCACTCATTAATCCATCAATGAGACGATTGGCGCTTTTGGTATCAGTTCTATAATTAGTATGTATCACTGGAATAAACACAATGTCTGTGCTGGCCAACAGTTGCCCTTGCAACTCCCAGTCCCACTCTACAAAATGCAATCTATCAAAATTCACACCTGAAAAAACACCACGACGTTGACGCTCTATCATTTTGTTTTTTAGTCGATCAGCTTTGGCAGTGACCATGGTGAATTGATAATTTTTAATTTGTGATTCAAGTTGCTGCCAAAGTTCCACCCAGGGCACAAACTTTAAGCTGGCACTGCTGCCAAACCACAACAATTTTATGTCACTGTTGGGCGCAAAACAAGGTGCCAATACCGGACGTTCTGCTGGATCTGGAATCACTGTACTATTGCGTCCAGTGGTTTGACGAACACTAATGCCCATTTGTTCGCTGTTGACTGTTATGGCATCGGCTGCAGCACAGCAAGGTTCGTATTCTTCTTTTTCATCAAACTTGTTATCACAGAGATCATAAATGGTATGCGCTCCAAGACGTTTGGCTTCAAGTATGTCTGTGGGCTGCGAGTTTTTTAAGAATACCACAGTGGTTGTGGCATCAACTCCCTCAAGACTGCGCCCACAGGTGGCATTGTAGCCCATGTTGGCCAATGTGTTGGCCATAAGTTCGCCTCGTAGTCTATGGCTGGCACGTTTGTTTTTGAATCTACCACTAAAAAATACAATCTTCATTTGACGATCCTTATAGCGCACTGAAAGTAATTGTTTCTAAACAGTATTTCAATCTCTCGATTGTTTTCTATGATCCATTCTTTGAGAGCCAAATATTCGTGTTCAGCCCAGTTGGTATACTCTGTTGGCCTTGCCCAGTAGTAGAATTCATCAAACACAATCACAGTACCAGGTACAATTTGTTTGTTTAACAATGACAGCACAGTCTTGGCACTGGAATACAAATCACAGTCAATGTGAATGAACTTTACAGTATCAGTGTGTTCCTCTTGCCACTTGGGAATACTTGCATCAAACCAACCCCGGACCAATTGAACATTGGGAGCGACTTCAGGTAAGGTTTCAACAGCAAAATGTCCTTGTTCCAGTGTCTTGTGATTGGTTAGGCTCCAAGTTTCAGGCAATCCTTCAAAACTATCAAACCCAAACACAGTTTCGTCACCAACATATTGGGCAATACGATTGATAGTGAATCCTTCGTGTACTCCAAACTCACAGTTCAGTCCGGCAGTTTGCACTGCACCAATGGCAGACCGGAGTAAATGAAACTTTTGTTTGTTGCGACTGCCTCGGTCAATCACCGTGGCATTGTGAAACAATTCAATGTTATAGTTTTCAGCTGTTATCATTTTTAACTTTGTTGTAATTGTCAAGGGTGTGTTGTCTACGTTCAACCACTGCTTGATAGTGATGCTGTGCCCAAGGTTTATAATAATCTGTTTTGAGCAACGCACGATGGCCGTCAAGTATATCACTGAGCTTGTTGATTATCACTATACAATAAGGTCCTTGATTAAACAGTCCGGGATACTGACTGTGTGTTTTTAATGCAGTTCCAAATTGACAGTATAAGTCATTGGCAACTACTCTTGAATTAAGTTGTTTCATATAGTGTTTCAAAAACCAATTATATTTAAATCTTGGCGGCATCACTAGCACTCGCACAGTGTAGGTTGTGTCAATGACTTGTTGTACATTTGATTCTACAAAATTAGTTGCAGAGCCTGATTCATACACTTGTATATCCAGCAAACCTTTTAGTCTAGCTGCGCGAGCATAGGGACACGGTGGAAATTTATAATCATAGAACTTATGATCAACTTCAATGTATCCAATTACCCAATCTAAGATATCTTGTCGTATGTGGTCGTGGGTCATTTGTAGATATAAGGATCTTCTTCTCGTGTCTGTTTGAGTCTGCGTCTAAACTCATACATCATCTTGATTCTATAAAATATGTCAGCTAACCATTGCATTGAGGTGTCCTTAATTCCAGCCCATGATCCAGTCATCTTTGACTTGATCTAATCGTACCATTCCCCATTCCTGCAGCAGTCCAATAGCAGCGTGTTGGCCATACTGATTGCTGTAGGCATCGTGAGGTTTTTGTTCTACGACCACAACAGGGCGACATCTCTGAATTGTTTCTTTGGCACCTTGTATGATACGGTACTCAAATCCTTCACAATCCATTTTAATGTAATCAATGTTTTCATAATTGTAATCGTCAAGCCTACGTACCTCAGTGTCACCATTACCTAGACTGTTGGGATCAATGTGAGTGTGTCCCATGTTGTCCATGGTAATGTTCATACGAGCAGTGGTGGCTTGATCGCCTAGGGCAATTGATTCAACGTGTAACTTTGCGCTACTGACATTCTTCGTCAAGCAATTACGAAATATTTCCACAGGTTCAAATGCAATCACTGATGAAAACTTTTCACACAAGTCACGACTCCATAGGCCAACGTTGGCACCAATGTCTAAAGCTACTCTAAAATTTTTAACATAGGTCAGACTACGATCCCGTACTTGATACTGATAACGTGCGGGCCCACCTTTTGTGACGCTCTTGTTAAGCATCTTTTGGAAGTGTGTTTCGCCATTGGGGAACCACCAGCCCATAAATTCATTCATCAAATGTTTCCTTTATAATATGATGTGCTGTGCCGTCAGCAAGTTCTTTGTTGTTGAATTGTCCATAGGCAAGATGATTAGCCCATGCCTGCCTCTGTGTTTCGGTTGGAAACCAAGGCGTTTCAATCAGCGATATATCAGTGTTGGCCACCGGGCGAGCAGCATTACATGGGGCCAACACAAATGCTGGCACTCCGGCTAACACAGCTTCTGTGGCGGCGATACTATTAAATGTAACCAGTGCCCAAACGTCGTCTTGTAACGCTGTTTCCATGTCATTGACCAAACGTTGACGACGGTTGGGATTACGATCACGTATCTCAATGGGACGATCAGTATACTGTTTGATCAAGGCAACAGTGGTGCTGACCCACGTATCTAAATCAACGTCATAAAACTTGCATGGTTTTTCATCAGGTACTGCCAATAAAATTTTACTGCCACGCTGTCTTAACGGTAGTATGGGATGCTGTAGTCGTCGCCAGCGATCATCAGGTCTTGGCACAACCGTATCGTGCTGCAAATTGTTTGGTACTACCCTATGCCAAATTTTAAAACCATGCGGATTAAGTGTATTGCGGCGATTACCTATGTATCCTGAATCCATGTACAAAAATTTACGTCCATCTGCCCAACACTGCTTCATAATCTTGTGTTTGAGAATACCGCGGATTACCAATGGTGATTGACTGTCTTCGTAACGCCAGGTTTCTAATGGTGTGGGTGCAACTTTTGCACCCTGTGCAAATAATTCAATGTATTCATCTGTGCCATTCTTGCTGAGATAGATCCAATTCTTCACTACTGAGCTCTCCAGTAACTCTCTGTGCGTTGTACCTTGAGATCTCTTTGTAAACTCTTCCCAGTGGTTTTTCTATCACCTTTGAGATGATCAAGGTATGCACCCCAGAGCGAGTTAATTAATGGATGGCCTTCACCTGTAATTAATCCTGCGGCCCAATCTCGCTGACGCAAGCCTTCTATACGTAGCCGAACAGCATCAAACACAAAACTGTCATGCCATTCATCTAACAAGAAAATACCTTGTTCGGCGTCGTCGTACATGTGCTGAAATTCTCGTAAGAATCGCTTGGTGCCTTTGGTATGCAGTTGCATGGCATATAGGCCACATTCGCTGAACTTACCGCGACGTCCAAGATAGCAAAGGTCATGCTGCTCTTGGCACATTGCATCCAAAAACTCTTCAGTTATCGCGCTGTGGCACACAGTATCAGCATCCATCCAAAGTAACCAAGGTGTAGTGACAGTTTGAGCAGCATGGAACACAGCATAGACTTTGTGCGAGAATCGCACAGCGTTCCATTTGAATCCTTTGCCGGCATCCTTGCGTCGCGATCTCACGGGATCTGCACTGACATCGCCATTGGCTCGGGGCACTGCGGCCCAGGTCTGTTTGAATTGAACCAACCCCGGTGATGACTCTTCAAGGTCATACACTTCAATATTGGGCTGAGTGCAAGTGATCAAATGCTTACACCCTTCGGCGTAAACTCGCAGTGTCACAGTGGTGGGCCAAGTTTGAGCAAATGTATCAATCATACGTTGACCGTATTGATTATAACCTGCCTCGTTAAAAGTGGTAATTATAGTATATTTCACAGGGATATTTAGTGGTACGTACTCTAGCCTGGTTTCAAAATAGCTGTGCTTTAAACGCCAAGGAACCCATGCAGGCCTTGTTGGCTGGTGCGCTGCGTCACGGTATTGAAGCTCGCCCGGGTGTAATGGACGCTGATGCTGCAGTAATTTGGTCAGTGTTATGGGCAGGGCGAATGCGAGCCAACCAGATAATTTACGAGCATTATCGCCGCGCCGGCAAGCCTGTGATTGTTGTTGATATTGGCGCACTGCATCGTGGACACACCTGGAAGGTGGCAGTAAATCACATCACTGCGCAGGGCTATTATGGACATCAGGAAAATTTAGATTACAATAGACCTGCACAGCTAGGCATCAAACTTCAGGACACTGTGCCCACATCGTCGGCTGTGTTGATATGCAGTCAACATGCACAGAGTTTGCAAATGGCTAACTGGCCTACACAAGAAGCCTGGATTGACTCCCGTATCAGAGAAGTAAGACAGCATACCAATCGTCCTATCGTTGTTCGTCCGCACCCACGCAGTGCAGTCACAGGCCGATGGCCTGGAGTTACAATTCAAGTACCACAAAAATTGCCCAATACCTATGATAGTTTTGATATGGATCTAGCATACCATGCAGTGGTCAATCACAACTCCGGACCCGGGACACAGGCAGCACTAGCAGGAACTAGACCCATAGTTGATGCCACTAGTTTAGCAGCACCAGTGTCTGTAAGTTTAGATAAATTAGAAGATGCATACACAGTTGATCGTCAACAATGGTTAGTTGAGATCGCTCATACTGAATACACAGTTCCTGAATTGGCTTCAGGACAATGGGTACCACGAATAGAAAAGGCATTACATGGCTGATAAAAACGCCAAACGCCAACGGCGCATTGCAGAAAATGCAGCAAGACAATATGAACTTGATAGACTCAATCAAGCCGAACACAAAGCACAACGTCGGCTGGCCAAAGTACAAGCACGACAGGAAAAAATCATAGATAGAGAACCAGCATTGCCTCCACCAGTGAGTGGTGACATTGATGTTGCTTGTTTGATACACGGCACGACTTACAGTTGGGACTATGTTGAACGTCTGTACAGTATGGTCACAAGAAATCTATCGCACAATGTGAGATTTCACGTTTACACCGAAGAGTCAAGATCAGTACCTGATTCAATGATAAAGCATTGTCTAGTAGATTGGCCCAATATTTTTGGACCAAGAAAAGGCTGGTGGTACAAAATGCAAATATTCAATCCTGCACACCATGCTGGACCATTGTTGTATTTTGATCTTGACACAGTAATCGTTAAAAATATAGATTGGATACCAGCCCAGTCAACAAGATACTTCTGGGCACCCAAAGACTTCAGGCAATTATGGAGAGCAAGCCACAGTGGAATAAACTCCAGTGTGATGTGGTGGGACACCAATCGATACACTTGGATTTGGGAAGAATTTCAAAAAAGAGATATTCATCATCTAGCCCGCATACATCACGGTGATCAGGATTACATCAGTTCGTTATTGACCGAGCGAGATCTAAGATATTTCCCTCCACTGACTGCGGCCAGTTGGCGTTGGCAATGCTTTGATGGCGGCATGGATTTTCGCAATCGAAAACATTTATCACCAAATTCGGGTACTAGCATTGATCATAGAACTTCAATAATGATATTTCATGGTAACCCCAAACCGCACGAGCTCACAGCAGACCCCACAGTCAGCAACTTTTGGTTGTAAATCTAGCAACATTCCCCCATTTGACCATTAATCCCAACATCGCTATAATAGAGTTATAGTAATTAACAAGGGGTTAATAAATGAGCAACTATCAGAATTTAATGGCTGAGGTCGAGTACATTCGCCGGGGCTGGGCTAACTACAGTATTCTGGACGCAATTATGTTCATCAAAGAGTGCGAAGAGCTGTATCCCAGTGAAGTCCGTAGAGAATTGCGGGATTTCATGCGCGACGGTGCTCGAATGTTTGCCCCGGTTGACCAATAATACCCAATTTGCTATAATACTGACATACTAACAAAACGGAGCAAAGCAATGTCTACTATTCTAGTGCGCAGCGGCGTGTATCGCAATCAAGTTGTACAAAATGCAACATTTGAGTTAGTTAAAGGTTTCCAAACAGGTCGCAAAGGCGGCTTTGTTACAGTAAAATCAGCAGGTGTATTTGGACCCGAATTTGATGTAGTACGTATCAGAGTTGACGGGATTGACGATATTGAGTATGTTGCGGGAGAACCCATGCAAAACAAAGTAATTGAAATGCCCAAGGCAGTGGCAGCACACGAATCTGACGAAGAAGTCATGCAACGGATTGAAACTCGTTTTGGTATCCTTGACGAAATGACCAAGGCCACTATTTCAGGCGACGTTCGTGCTATGATTGTAGTAGGTCCTCCAGGTGTTGGCAAGAGCTATGGCGTTGAGTACCAACTAGAGAAAGCCGGCATCTTTGACAAGATCTCCGGCAAGAAAATGCGTTACGAAGTCATCAAAGGTGCAATGACTCCTATTGGTTTGTATTGCACACTGTATCGTTTCAGCGATCCCAAGAATGTGTTGGTGTTTGATGACTGTGACTCAATTCTTATGGACGACGTTGCACTGAACATTCTCAAAGCAGCCTTGGATTCAGGCAAGAAGCGTAGAATTTATTGGAACTCAGATTCCAGCATGTTGCGTCGTGAAGGCGTACCAGATCAGTTTGACTTCAAAGGTTCGGTGATCTTTATCACTAACCTGAAGTTTGACAATCTCAAAAGCAAGAAGCTACAAGATCACCTGGAAGCTTTGCAGAGTCGTTGTCACTTTATTGACCTTACACTCAACACCATGCGTGACAAGTATTTGCGTATCAAACAAATCTTCCGCAAAGGCGAGTTGTTCCAGGACTACGATCTGACTCCTGAGCAAGGCGAAGAGATTTTGCAGTTCATGGACGATAACAAAGGTCGCTTGCGTGAGATGAGCTTGCGTATGGCATTGAAGATTGCAGACTTGCGCAAGATCAGCCCCAATTGGCAAGCTCTGGCAGAGAACACAGTGATGCGTCACGTTTGATTGCTCCGGGGCTTCGGCCCCTAGAATTGGACTAATTCGCTCTAGCCCAATTCTTTTAATAGGCATCTTAGGGTGCCTATTTTTTTGACTTTAGTAAATAAAGCCTGTATACTTACAACATGAAACAAGCTCGAATTATAATACGCGACGAAGTCAACATCAAAATTGAAGGCTTGGAATTAGATGCACGACGCCGACTCTCAAACGAATTCAAATATGAAGATCCGCGAGCAAGGTATCTTCCCAGTGTGAGGCTAGGACGCTGGGATGGCAAGGTAGCTTATTTCCAACTTGGCGGCAGCACTTATGTAAACTTGTTGCCCGAGATCATACCCATTCTAGAAGAAATGCGGTACGACATTGAACTTGATGATCAACGAACTTATAGTAATAACTATCAGTTCACTGAAGTCAATGCTCACAGCTATCAACATTGCTTGTGGCCCAAAGGCCATCCGCGAGCCGGCGATGCCATGGAGTTACGTGACTATCAAGTTGAAATCATCAATAACTTTTTAAAAAATCCACAGAGCATACAGGAAGTGGCTACAGGTGCAGGTAAAACTGTGATCACAGCAGCACTCAGCGATGCTGTGGGCGAGCATGGTCGCAGTGTGGTGATTGTACCCAACAAAAGTCTTGTCACACAAACTGAGGCCGACTATCGTAACATGGGATTGGACGTAGGAGTGTACTTTGGTGACCGCAAAGAGTTTGGACGTCAGCATACCATATGCACCTGGCAAAGCCTAAACATATTGTTGAAGAACACCAAGAGTGCTGAAGCAGATGTCACTATTGGCGAGTTCTTGGAAGATGTTATATGTGTGATTGTTGATGAAGTACACATGGCCAAGGCTGATGCACTCAAGACCTTGCTCACAGGAGTCATGGCACATATACCCATGCGTTGGGGTCTTACTGGCACGGTACCCAAAGAACAGTTTGAATTTCAAGCTCTACATGTAAGCCTTGGGCCAGTGATATCAAGATTGGCTGCAGCAGAGCTACAAGAGCGCGGTGTGTTGGCACAGTGTCATGTCAACATTGTACAACTTGTTGACCATGTTGAATACAGCAACTATCAAAGCGAACTTAAATACTTGTTGGAAGAGTCAGGTAGACTAGATGCTATAGCTCAACTGATTCAACAAGTCAACTCAACTGGCAACACTCTAGTGCTGGTAGATCGTGTGGCAGCTGGCCAAGCATTGGTTCAACGACTGGGTGAACGTGCTGTGTTTGTGTCCGGTGCAACCAAAGCAAAAGACCGACAGGATGAATATGACCAAGTGGCAGAGGCAACAGACAAAATTATCGTCGCAACATATGGGGTGGCCGCTGTGGGTATTAATATTCCCCGTATTTTTAATCTTGTTCTCATTGAGCCTGGCAAGAGCTTTGTTCGAGTCATTCAAAGTATAGGTCGCGGCATCCGCAAGGCCGAAGATAAAGATCACGTAGAAATTTGGGATATTACCAGCACTTGCAAGTTTGCCAAGCGGCATCTTACCAAGCGTAAAGTGTTCTATCGTGAGGCTCATTATCCTTTTACACAGGAGAAATTACAATGGCAGTAAAAATAAGAGACTTTGAAATAGGCGCTGGCAACCCCCTCACTGTGATTGCCGGACCTTGCCAGATTGAATCACTTGATCATGCCTGTGCCATTGCCGGCACTGTAAAAGAAATATGTCAAGGCCTCGGGCTTAACTTTGTCTACAAAAGTAGTTTTGACAAAGCCAATCGTACATCAGGTTCAACCCCACGTGGCCCTGGTCTAGAAGATGGATTGGAAATATTAAAAGACGTCAAGCGACTAATCAATGTACCAACGTTGACTGATATACACATGCCGTTTCATGCCATGGCCTGTAAGCGTTATAATGTTGATGTAGTTCAGATACCGGCTTTTTTATCTCGTCAAACTGACTTGTTGATGGCTGCAGGTGCTAGTGGGCTAGTAGTGAACATTAAAAAAGGTCAGTTCATGGCACCTGCAGATATTGGTCGTGCTGCAGAAAAGGTCGCCGGTGAAGGCAACAATCAAATATTATTATGTGAACGAGGAGTTACACATGGATATAACAATCTTGTGGTTGATATGCGCAGCTTGCCTATCATGCAGCGTACTGGTTATCCAGTGGTGTTTGATTGCACTCATTCAGTCCAACAGCCTGGAGGAATGGGAACCCATTCTGGCGGGGATCGTGGGATGGTACCCTACCTTGCACGAGCAGCAGTAGCCACCGGTACAGTAGATGCGGTGTTTATTGAAACTCATGAAAATCCCAATGCAGCACCTAGCGACGGGCCCAACATGGTTCCACTACAACACATCAAAGAGCTGCTGACTCAGTTGAGAGAAATTCACAAACTGGTTGCAAAGTTTCCAAGTAATATCGTATAATCAACACATGAGAATATTAACTTTAGACAATGAGCCTTACGATCTTAACACACTGCCCGAACAGGTAGATGATCTAAGATTTGCAATTTTAGACAATTCAAACCCAGCGGATCCGGACTATCATTATATTCCTTTGATATTTTTGGAGAGCTTTAACAGCCCGGCACTGGTGCTGCGTATTGGTGATTATAAACTCAAAATGCCTGTGGACTGGCAAGTGTTAATTGGTGAGCCAGACTTGGGCGATCTTGAAGTGCTGCCATTGACATCAATTAACGATCGTGGATTCAGTGTGTTTCAATTCAATCCATTAACAAGCTTCAGACCCAGCTTTCCCAAAATAGAAATAGTTGATGTGTATCACGACGTGAACTGGTTTGCGCCCAAGCTCAAGAATGGTCAGATGTTGGCAGTTCCTATTGAAGATGCCAAAGAACCACAGTGTGTATACTTTGTCAAAGACATCAGTCGCAACTGTGAAATAGTCAATTATCAAAAAGCATGGTAACTGCAGATCAATGGCCTAGACCCGCAATTAATTTCAACACACCAAATGTTGTATTGGTGGTGTACCCTTGGGGTGCAGGTGGAAAGTTTCTTATCAACAGTCTGGGTGTGGCCAGTAATGCCTGTTTGCAAAATATATTGCTGACGCAACGTCAACTTCGGGGCAACGTAACGTCGGATAATAAAAAACAGTTTATACGTGATGTACTGTCTGGTGTCACAGACAAGTGGAACGATCTTGAAATGGGATCAACTACAATGCTGGGAGTTGATGAAGCATTGTATGTCACTGAAGATCCTGCCACTGCGCAATACTGGCCCTGGTATGATGGCGTCAGTGAATTGACTCATAGTAATCAGAAGTTTTTTATTGATGTACATGATGCTGCTCATCTTGCAGGACTACTGCGAGTCTGGCACAACGCCCGAATCGTTGTGTTTGAAAATTGCCAAGAGTTTTTAAAACAACGACGAGTAAATTATTCTCGGCAAGAGTTACAATCATATTGGCGCAATATCCAAGACCCACAGTGGACTTCAGTTGCTCCTGAAACCTGGGATGAATTTTGTGCCCTGCCTACAGAAGTACAACACGAACTATCAACTACATTCAATTCAGAAATATTTCGATTTATTCAACATCCTGTGGCTACTCAATCTTTGGAACGGCATCGTCGCCAACAGTTGAATGCAGTTTTAAACACCTATAAAAATGCTCCAATGTGGCTCGACGGCAACATGTATCTTGATTGGAAGTTGACCAAACCTGTGATACAACGTTGCTATGAGTTATTTGAGCTTGAAACGATTGACATTGAATTCATAGAACATTATTATCGTACATGGACTAAACTAATCTTAGAGGTGCCAATTTGAGCGACAAGCTATCAATTCAAAATGAAATGCAGCAGTTTGATTTGAAGAACCGTGACTTCTACGATGAGCTCACCGACGAAGAACGCAAAAAGTTTTCAAACTACCTCATGCTGCGCTGGGGCAGTGCAGTTCAAGGGTCTCGTGAAATACAAGAGTTTTATTTAATAGCCACCAACGAGAGACTCAATCGCCACTTCTTTGCCATAAACCGACATCCTAAACTGCAATGGTTGTGTGCCACTGCGGTGAGTCCAGGACTAGGTGCGCAGCGACATCAATGGATTGCTCCCAAGAAAAAAGAAGGTTCCTCTGCAGGTGCCGGCAGCAAGAAAAAACAATTATTGAACTTGTACCCTAACATGAAACTCAATGATGTTGACGTGCTCAGTGAGTTGATCACGCAAAAAGAACTTGATGTGTATCAGCGAGAGCTGGGCAATGACAAATGAAGTAACCTATCAATGTCAGTATTGCAACAAGAGTTTTCGTCGGGAAACAACTCTTGCAGTGCATCTTTGTGAGCAAAAACAACGTTGGCAGCAAGAAACAGAAACAGGTGTGCAGTTTGGTCTTAGAGCATACTTACAATTTTATGAAACCACACAAGGCAGCGCCAGGCTGAAATCATATGCAGACTTTGTTAACAGTCCTTATTATCGGGCTTTCGTTCGTTACGGTAGACATTTGGTTGCTATTCGCGTTATCAATAGCAACAGTTTTACTGCATGGCTCCTAAAGAACAACAAGAAGTTAGACCAATGGCACAAAGATAGCTTTTACGAAGAGTGGTTGCTGGAATATGTAAAACGTGAAGCACCACAAGACGCACTGGAACGTGCATTACAGGAGATGCAAGACTATGCTGATGGAAATAGTGGGCTCGCTAGTTATAATGATTATTTTCGCTATGGCAATGCTAATCGTATTTGCCATCACATTAGCACCGGTCGTGTTAGTCCTTGGATTGTTTACAATTGCGATAGTGGTGTTGAATGGCTTGATGGCCTTGGTCCTGAACACCTGGGTATGGTTATTAATTGGATTGATCCTGATCATTGGAACCATCGCTTCCATGATTATCCCGCTGACGTAGAGTGGTGTCGCCACATATTGAAAGAAGCCGGACTATGAATATCTGCGTTGACACTGACCGTCAAGACTATCTTGGGCTAGAAGTCTTTGATTATCTTGTGGGGTATTGGCAATATGTCAGTAACTATCAACACACACCTACTATTGTTTTTGCCAAGCCACAGTCCAACAGTTACAATATTTTATTCTTGCACATGCCCACCTCTGTGCCTGAAAATTTGGGGCAATATGATTTTGTGTTGTTAGACAACGGTGATGAACCTTTTGGTCGTGGCACAGCGGCGATATATCAGATTCTGGACACTATACCACATTCAAGATTGCTCTGTAACAGTATACTCGCCGATGATCACATCATGAAACCTCGTGTAATCAACAGCAGTATTATGTGGGGCACACATAGACGTTATTACACAGATCCAAAGTTTCCACAACAATACGAACTCAACAGCAGCAGTGAAAAGAATTCAATGGTTTTTATCAATGGTCGCAACAGCACTAGCCGGCGATATTGGACTGAAGTTTTACAACACTATGCGCCGGAAATACCACACCATAATGATCTACATTGTGGCATCACAAATGAAACCTATCAATGTTGGCATGAATCACCGGAAGATACTGAATTTAGACAAACAGTCAATCAACAATATGTCACTGACGCTGTCAACTTGACGCCTCCCGAACAAAGATGGCCGCCATTGCCAGCCGGGGTAAATGGCAGGGCTGGTGCAACTTTATTTGAAGATCAATTTATCAATGCATTCCGGGAACACAAAACAATCATTTACCCCGAGACTCCCTGGCAGAATTTTCAAATTAGTTTAAATGAAAAATCACTTAAATGCTTTTTGCATCAGAAATTTGCAATGCCAGTGAGTGGAGCTTTTACTCATCAGCTGTATTCAGAACTTGGATTCAAAACAGCCTGGCATTTGTTACCATCACAGCATCAGAATTTTGACAGCATGGAAAATCATGTTGATAGGTATTTGCTGCAAGCTCGTGCTGTTCGCTGGCTGTGGGAGAATCCTGAAGTATTTGAGACCAACCAAGCCCGGGCAATGTTGATTGACAATCAAGTACAATGTATGTTAGTATCAAGTCAAGCCGGGCGAGAACTCTATAATATTATCAATGAAAACACCTGATATTGACATTGACTTTGCAGATCGCCTGCATGTTCTGCGTCTAATAGAATCCACAGCAGCTCGCCAGCAGCACCAAGGTGAAGTTCGCCGTCACAATTCTGGAGTCTACGTCACTGATATTCCTTGGGATCCGATCAATCAATGTGCTGCAATTGATTATCATGAAGCCGAACAACGTGGGTACTTCAAGTTAGATTTGTTAAACATGTCAGTGTACCAAGGCATTCGTGATCCGGCTCACTATGATCAACTGTTGGCCACCGCACCGCCCTGGGAGAGACTACAAGATCCAGGGTTTGTGGAGCGTGTGGTGCATATTGGAAATCATCATGATTTGTTACAGCGTATGCCCGAGCCTGTAAACAGCATACCAAGGATGGCTATGTTCTTGGCGGTAATACGTCCAGGAAAGCGACACTTGGTTGGGAGAACCTGGCAAGATATTGCAGCCACAGTGTGGGATACTGCTGCTGATGGGTACAGTTTCAAAAAGGCACATGCTGTGAGTTACGCAGTATTGGTGACCTTGCACATGAATCTAATCAACCTTGCGGACCAGAGTAATTGATTTTCGCTTGGATTTCTTCTTGGCAATATCACTTAAACTGCAGATAGGTCCGTGAACAATCTCTAGATCTCTGTTGATAAATGTACGCAAACTGGGACGGAACTCGTCCCAGTCACCACGTAAAAATATATTGATAGGAATAGATCTGTTGCTTTCCCACCACCAGACATTGGCCAAATCCAGGAACTTTTGTTTCTGAATAGCGTCGGCTAGACTGCCAAAGTCATAGATGGTTGTAATAGCATCATCACGATTTTGAATTATACCCACATACTCGTTGTTTGCGTACACGCACAACGTGATAAACGGATATTTTTCAGCTAATTTTGTAAAAAAGTCACTGCCCATAAATATTATTTGGAGATTCTTATGTATTCAACCACGGCGTATTTATATCAACAGCGTTACCCGATTTTATTGATTGACACCAGTGGTGCTTATTTCACAGCGAGGTGGGATCCAGTGTATTCAAAACCTATTACTCTCAACAAGGGAGTTGACAATGTACTCCTATTTGAGTTTGTTAATCAAGATCAAAAACCTGTAAACATTACGGGCAGTACCTTTGTATTCAGACTTATCAGTCAAAACGGCCGTACACTTATGTTGTCGTCTGATTCGGAGATATTGAGTGCTACTTACGGTAGACTCAAAGTTCTTATTGAATCTCAAGATTTAGATCAAATTGATGCACAGCCCTGTAGCTATAGTATTGAACGTTATTCAGGTGGTCGGCACACCGCGGCTTTTGTTGATGAGGGGGCAAATGGACGTGGGCAAGCAGTAATTCTTGATTCCACATTCCCTGAATTTACACCAAGTCAATTGGTGACAGTACCTTCAATATACGGCGCACCTGACTATCCCAGTCAACAACCGTACTCGTCCCGCCCAGATTGGGCATTGCCAGTACAATCGCCACCAATATCAACCGCTGAAAATTACAGCAGTTATGTCACAGGAAATGATTCAGGTGTGGGCACATTCATATTGAATCTTAATACATTCACAGGTAACATCAAAATACAAGGTGCACAAACCTATGAAAGTGCTTGGTATGATGTCAATGACAGTCAGTCCTTTTATGCCAACAGCAGCAATATTGCTATCACTGCATTGGGCTATCACAATCTTTTACGGGTAGCCATAAATCAATATGGCGGCGCCATTGGTGCTTCGTCAGCACTGGCCAACGCCACAGTGGTCAGTGGCGCTGTTACTGCCATTAATTTACAAAATGCAGGCGCAGGGTATCTAGCTGAACCATTGGTGGTAATTTCTGGAGCAGGCACCGGGGCAACTGCAGTGGCCACTATCAACAACAATGGCACTATCACCAACATCACTGTAACCAACGGTGGTTCGGGATATAGTCCACTGCCACCAAGTCAGATTGCAGCTCAAGTAACAATTGTTCCTGGATTGATAGAAAGCATAACCTTTCGTTGACAGTGATGTTTGATCGCATTGCGGTGTTCGGGGATAGTTGGGCGTGGGGAGACGAATTAGTTGATCCCAGCTGCTCTGATTTGAAACCGTATTCTGTGGAAAATACCAGTTATAGAGAATCTCATTGCTTTGCTGGTATTATTGCACAACATTACAATATTCCAGTAGAAAATTTTGCCATACCAGGTGGCAGTCTTCAGAGTACAATTTGGAATTATATTTGGTGGCATCAACATCGCAATAGTCACGAATCAACTCTAATTTTAGTTGGACTCACCGATGCTGGGCGAATGAGTTATTACAATCCTGATCATGTTGTCTATCCCAATGATCCGCCTTGGAATAGATATGTACACAGTGCATGGATACATGCACCTGAATGCTACACAGACGATTGGGTCGCTATGGTCAAAAGTAATATTGGATTGTCTAGCAGCCGGCAAGCCAATTTGATGAATTATTTACAGGCGGTGCTGTTCTTTGATGGGCAACCAAATGTCATACAGTTCAATACCATCAACACTTTATCAATTGATGCACCAAAGTCATTGCTTTGGGCCAATCAAAGCCTTAGATCAATACTGGCAGAACACAACAACTGTTGGGCACCCAAAAAACATCCCAATGAGCAGGGTCACCAGATCATCGCTGATCTCTTGATTTCGCACATAGAATCGTCTATAATACAAGGATGATTGATGTATTGTCTTATTTGCCCGCACGTCGAAAACAAACATCCTCAGGTTGGATAAGTTTCAACGCCGTGTGCTGCCAGCACAATGGCAACACCGCTGATCGTCGACAGCGAGGCGGTATCAAACTATCTGATCAGGGCTGGAGTTATCATTGCTTTAATTGTGGATATACTGCCAGCTTTATTCTTGGGCGCAACGTTAGTTTAAAAGCTCGTCGACTACTGGCATGGTTAAATGTCCCCCAAGAAGAAATTGAGCGTATAAATCTTGAAAGTCTCCGACATCGCAGCGTTGAAGGTTTAATCAATGATCGACAACGTGCGTATGGACAGTTGGCCGATATTAAATTTGATGAAGCCGATTTGCCCACGCACAGTGAATTTTTAGATAACCCAGACTGCGAAGAATATCAATATCTAGTGCGCCGTCGTGCACCACTGGATTATCCTTATATGATTATTTGGAATGGTGATTCCAATAAACAACATCATACAAGATCAGGTGTGGTGATTCCATTTACCTATGACAATGTTATTGTGGGGTATACCATACGATTCTTAGATGATCGCATGCCCAAGTATATCAATAAGATGCAGCCCGGATATGTGTTTGGCACAGACTTGCAAAAAGACAACTGGCAGTATGCCATAGTGTGTGAAGGTATATTTGATGCCCTGAGTATCTCTGGCTTGGCTGTGATGCACAACGAAATCAATGATGCACAAGCCCAATTAATTAGAAGCCTTGGCAAAGAAATCATTGTAGTGCCTGATCAGGATCAAGCCGGAGTTGGATTGATTGATCGTGCTATGGAGTTGGGCTGGAGTGTGAGTATCCCTACTTGGCCTGACGGGGTCAAAGATATCAACGATGCTGTGATCAAACTTGGACGTCTTGCTACGTTAATGACCATAATGCAAGCTCGGCAAACTAGCCGTATTAAAATTGAATTAAGCAAAAAACAATTAATAAAGAAATTTGATAATGGATCAAAAACACAAAATAGTGGTCTGTAACCTTCCTAGATTCTCCGATGACATCTGGTTACCGGTGCTCTGGGCCAGTGCCAAAACATATTATGAGCGCAATGGTGCTCACTGTGATCAATGGCAGTGGATACTACCTTATTTTGACATCTATGATGTTGACAACGAAGCCCGTATCAAAGAATTGTTTTTAGAGCATCAGCCTGACATATTTGCAATGAGCTTGTATGTTTGGAATTATAGACTAAGTTTGCGCATTGCTGCCTGGATTAAAGAAGTTGCGCCCCAGTGTATTGTTGTAACTGGAGGACCGCATCAAAACTTCAAACATGACGTTGAGTGGTTTCGTCGGCACCCTTATATTGATGCCAGTTTGCCCGGGGAATGTTATGGCGAACTTTGCTTCCAGGAAATGTTAGACAATTATCATAATGGCGTAATTGACTGGGCACAGGTCACTGATATACGATACCCCCGTGGGCAATCACGTTTGATTGCTGCAAGTTCAAGAACCATGCAACGCGACAAGAAAAAAGATTTTGATTATGATTGGGCAGCATTTTCCAGCCAATACGATGGGATATCCAAGTTTATTGAATACAAAAATCAAGTATCTCCCCGCAGCAGATTAATGAGCATCCTTGAGACCACACGCGGTTGTCCGTATGGATGCACTTACTGTGACTGGGGCGGTGGCATTGCCACAACAGTGATAAAGAAAAATGTAGACAGAGTCAAACAAGATGTCAGTGCCCTGGCTTCGTTGAATCTACACATGTTGTATCTAGCTGATGCTAACTTTGGCATCTATGGAGAACGCGACATAGAAATTATCAAATACATTGCTAATTTTGATTTCAAAGTATTCTACGGTGGGTTTGCTAAAACTGTAAATCGCTTAGACGATGTGCGTCGCATTGTGGAAATAGATTTAGAACATCACCTCAGCCATCATGATGAAATTAAAATCAGCATACAAAGTTTAGATTCTGTGGTGTTAAAGAACATAGATAGGATCAACATTCCCTATAATCAGCAGATTGAGACATTTGAACCAATTGCACAACACAGAAAAATTCCCATGTACGGAGAAATAATTCTAGGATTGCCGGGTATTACAGTGGATAAGTTTTATCATGAGCTCTCAGTTTTTGCCAAAGATAAACTTTCCATTCAATGGTATCCTTGGTTATTGCTGCCCGAAGCTCCGGCCTATGCTGCAGACTATCGTCGGCAATTTGGTATTGAAACTATCAGCAAGCAAAATGGTTGGTTCTATGATGAAACTGGCGCAGAGTATGAAGTAGTAATCAAAACTAATTCCTACACACAGAAACAATATCTACAGATGTTACTGAGCACTAGTTTTTACAACTTGGTGGTACAAGGTGGTTATTATCAACAAACATTCCAATGGATACAGCAACATCATGACATGAGTTTTGGCAGTCTTGTACAATCCATTTACGAACACTTTTTTGTCACAACACTATTTTATCAACAGGTGCAGCAACAATGGGATCAGATTGTCAGTGATGACATCACAATGTGTGGATTTGAAATAGACAAATCAAAAATATATGGTAGTTGGTACTTTGTGGCCTTGGCATTTGCAGAACACAGTAGATTTACCCAACCTCTAATGCGATGGTTGCAATCACAGTACAATGTGCCGTATAATGTAGTTGCAAAAGATGACAAGTTGGCTGTACACTGCGACAATTTCCAAACTCACAGTTGGTATGGATTATCAATGTATGACTATCGGAAAAATATAAAGACCACGGACATTGATGGCGTAATCAAACTATTCATGCTATATAGACACTCAGGGGAGATTTTTCAAGCACAGAGGTACATCTTGGGTGCGATACCAACACTATGATAAAAGATTATAATCTAGACGTACAAAAATTGTTTTTGGAAATGATGCTGGAGGATGCGCAGAGCTATGTTCGCGTTCAAAACATCTATAATCCACAGAACTTTGATCGCAGTCTAAGACCCGCAGCTGAGTTTATCAAAGCACACAGCGACCAACACAAAACACTACCAGAGCGTACACAGATAGCAGCCACAACAGGCATTCAACTCCGGCCCATTGATGACCTCAACGAGGGACACTTTGAATGGTTCATGTCGGAGTTTGAAGCATTTACCCGACGTCAGGAACTGGAACGTGCAATTTTAAAAGCCGCAGACTTGTTGGAAAAGGGCGACTATGATCCTGTGGAGAAACTCATCAAGGATGCAGTACAGATTAGCCTGACCAAGGACATGGGCACAGACTATTTTGATGATCCCACAGGTCGTATCAATAGATATTTCAACAGTGGTGGACAAGTATCAACAGGTTGGCCACAGATGGATCGCTTGTTGTATGGTGGATTCAGTAGAGGTGAACTAAACATCTTTGCCGGTGGTTCAGGATCAGGTAAGAGCTTGGTGATGATGAACATTGCGCTGAACTGGTTGCAGTCCGGACTCAGCGGAGTCTACATTACGCTGGAACTTAGTGAAGAACTCACATCGTTGAGAACTGATGCTATGTTGACTGGCATGAGTACCAAGGACATACGCCGGGACGTTGACACCACAACACTCAAAGTCAAGCTAGTGAGTAAAAAGTCTGGACAGTATAGAGTCAAGGGCATGCCAGCACAGAGCAATGTCAATGACATACGCAGTTATCTCAAAGAAGTGCAGATACAAACAGGCATACGTGTGGACTTTATGATGATTGACTATTTGGATTTGCTGATGCCGGTGAGTGCCAAAGTCAGCCCCAATGACTTGTTTGTCAAGGACAAGTATGTGAGTGAAGAACTACGTAACTTGGCCAAAGAGCTGGGTATATTAATGGTCACAGCATCACAGTTGAATCGTTCGGCTGTGGAAGAAATTGAATTTGATCATAGCCATATCTCGGGTGGTATATCTAAGATTAACACAGCAGATAATGTGTTTGGTATCTTTACCAGTCGTGCAATGAAAGAGCGTGGCAAGTATCAGATACAATGTATGAAGTCGCGCAGTTCAACTGGTGTAGGACAAAAGATTGACTTAGACTACAACATTGAAACCATGCGCATCACTGATCCTGGAATTGATGACGCCGCAGCCAGTGCATTCCGCAAGCCCAGTGCAATCATGGATTCAATCAAAGCACGTAGCACAGTCACAGACAGCGACGAAGAAACTAAATCGCCACCACCAATGATTCGTGCGCAGCCTCGAGTGGATACACCACGTATTGATGCCGACGTGCAGAGTGCAAAACTCAAACAACTGCTGGGTAAAATCAAAAGCGGCTGATGCTTGACTATCAACTAATTCAACAAAACTCCAAAACTGCAGCACAGGCCATTGCAGCACTGTGGCCTACTCCAACACCCGATCTTTGGCATATACAGAATTTTTGTGATGAAGCAGCTTGGGTCAAGCTCAGACAGTATATTGCCACACTAGATGAGTCAGCTTGGCAGCCAGTGCCCTGGCAAGAAGATTTACCACGACGCAAAATATCTTGGGAAACAGATTCGATCATTGAAGAACTACACGAAGTCTGTGACAACAACACACAGTTAATTTCCCAAAAATTTGGCATGCCCTTGCATTTTCATGGCATACAGATCTGGCGAGATTCCTCGGGTTACCAAATACAAGAACACACAGACAATCCTGTTATTGATGTTGCTGTGCAAATCTATTTGTTTGATGCTCCGTCACATTGTGGCACAACGTTCTTTGTCACAGCCGGCGACACAATTACCTATGTAATTCCACATTATCATAACACTGGCTATGTGTCAGTGAATCATTCGGTGCCGCATTGCAGCACCATGGCAGTGCCCGCAGGAGTATTGAGATACAGTTTCTATGCACACTGGAGTCAGTTACCCAAGCAGTAATCCTGCAATGCCCACTACTCCGGAATGATCGTGTGCCACATGAATCACTTTGCTGGGCCGAAGATCATGCTGCTCACACACTGCATAATGTTTACTTCCATACTGTTCCCAGGCATAATCCCTTGATAGATTGTTTAAAATATAGTGACCACAAGAAATAGTAGCTTCGTTGGCATAGCCCTGATAATGATTGAACACAGTTATGGAGTCCATGGTGCGTTGACGACTCCATCTAATTCCAATTCTATTCCATTCCATGCTGTACTTGCTAAAGCTCATGGCAAATGATTTGATATTGGGATGGCCAAGATCTAATTCAATGTCACGGCACACTGGAATCCAGGCCATGTCCACATGTATGTCTATGTTTTTTCGTTCGCATTCTTGCAGCACTGCTGCCCAATCCGGGCGTATGTCAGCATATTGCCAATTGGGCAAGCTTACTATCAGTGGTGTATTCTCCCGCAGCGATCCCAGTGTAGTAGGCACAATGCCCATGAAATTATAATAATTGTAGTCACCGGGCAACACTTGTATATTTTTGCCGTGTTTGATCAATAAAGAATCAATGAAATGAGTACAACCTAAAATGGTATCTACACAGGGAAATTGCTCGGTGCCAATAATGTTGTTTATTTTAGTGGACAAAAACCATTTGGCTGCAGCGGATTCAAATTCAGCTTTGCTGATTCGCTGCTGCGGCTGCGAGAACCAGCGATCACGAATGGTGTTAAGAAATTCGTCATTGAGTTGATAGAGAGTTTTTGTTGGGGCAGTCATAATGATGCGATATTTAATTGATAAATGTACGTATATTAAATAATTTCAAGTTATATTACAAATCAAATTAACAATAAATAATTCAAAAGGTCATATACTCTGATGCAAAAAAAGACACGCAGCATATTAGAAGAATTAAACTCCATGTATGTTGAGCGTGATCGCCGACATGTGCTGGAAAATCGTGCTGACAATATCATTACATCAGCCATACGTCTCATGGAACAAATTGAAGAAAACTTTGAGCCCGAGCAAGCTGAGAATCTACAGCGCAAGTTCTTGAATGCCATCAAGTTTCGTGACCCCAATAAATTCACTCGTACAGTTAGGAAAACCGATGGAGATTCATGAAATAACACGCCTCAAGGCCCAAAAACTTGATGAAGTCAACTTCAGTGCAATACCTGGAGCTTTGGGTGGAATGGTCAAGCAGGCTATAATGAATCCAGGTCAGGAACGTGTGGGACCAGTGGCAGCAGTGGGACAGGAAAAAGCTGTTGCCAATCAGCTTACAAGCGATCTCTATGCAAAAGCAGCCAAACAAGCTGATCAAAACTGGCGCAAAGGTGTCATGACTCGCCTGGCTAACTTCAAGTACAACACACAAAATTGGAACAGAACAGACATTGAAGCTATGTTGCGTGACTATGTACAAAATAGACTTTTACGAGGGCAGCAGATTTCTGACCCAAAAGTTGATAATCAAATAAGAAAAATTGCTTATAAAACCAGTGGCCTTGGGTCTCTATCAACTCCAGCTGATATGAAAAAATGGGACCAATTAGCAGCTGATTGGCCAACGTTGATAACAGCTATACAAAATGCACAAACAACCAGGCCAGTGACCGGACGAGGAGCAGCAACCCAAATTCAAACAACAGCTCAACAAGCGACTCAGTTGACTCCACAGGCGCAGGCTCACTTACAGACCCTGGCACCAGGAATCAGAGAGTTACAACAGGTATGGCCAGCAGGACAAACCACAAGGGTACCGGCTACAAGCAATCAAGCTGTTAATGCTTTGTTGTCAGGAATGGGATTGTTGATATGAGATTATTAGAAGGTGGCAATGTATTCAAAGATGCTGACGGTAATCCACTTACTGGCCGCATTAAGCAAGCCGATATCCCCACAACTGTGCAGTGGATAGAACAAGTCACTGGCTTGGAATTCCCACGTGAGCGTTGGCTGGGCAGCACAGGACGGAAGCCTGACTCCGGCGATCTAGACTTGGCAGTGGACCTAAGTGAAATCAGCAAAGAACAACTGGCTGCCAAACTCACTGCCTGGGCACAGAGTCACAAACTAGATCCCAAAGAGTGGGTCAAAAAAGGTGGCGAGGTACATTTGCGTACTCCCATCACCGGACGTCCAGATCTAGGCTATGTACAAACAGACTTTATGTTCTTCCCTAACTTGGACTGGGGTACATTCTTTTATGCCGGCGGCGAGGATTCCTCCTACAAAGGCATGTACAGAAACATCTTGATGAGTTCAGTGGCCAAGCAATTGGGATTGAAAGTTGGCAGTAATGGTGTGTTCAGTCGTGCCAGCAACGAACAGTTGACTCAGGATGCCGACGAAGCAGCGCGGATGTTGCTAGGTCCCAAGGCCACTAGAGAGAATCTCAAGAACGTTGAAAGCATTTACACAGCCCTGGCCAAGGACCAGGATCGTGCGGCCAAGGTCGCAGACTTTGAAGCTGTGCTGGCCAAGGATGGATATCAACCTCCCACCACGGTACAAGAAGATGAAGTAAACTTCCTGGCACGCCTGCGTGATAGAATTGTGAACCAAGGCATGTATGCCTTGATAGAAGATCGTCAGATACGTGAAACTGACTCTGTGGGCGGCCGTGCCAAAGGTATTGAACACATTGAAGATTTGGTATTTCGCAAAGGCACCACAGGCGCACAAGAAGCCTTGCAAATTATTGCAGCCGCTGCCCAAGACACTGCTGGCACCACCACTGCCAAGTGGGACGGAAAACCTGCTGTGGTGTTTGGGCGCAAGCCCGACACCGGTGAGTTTGTGCTGACAGATGGATCAGGATTTGATGCCAAGACCTATGATGGTATGTTTACCAGTCCCCGAGCCATTGTCAAAGACATGCAACGTAGGGATGATGCTGCTGCTGCAAAAGGCAACGCGGCTACCCGTGTGGAGACACTGGCACCTATCTATACCACATTGTGGCCTGCCCTGGAAGCAGCGTTCCCCAAGACGCAGCGTGGCTATGTCAAAGGTGATTTGCTGTTCTATCCCCAGCAAGAGTGGCGAGAGGAAGCCGGCAATGCTGTGTTTCAGCCCAACGAAGTGTTGTATCGTATTCCCTTGAACAGTGATCTTGGTAAACAGATTGCACAGAGCAACATTGGCGTTGCCATGCACACCATGTATGCTGATCAAGGATCCGCCAAGCAACCACTGTCAGGTATTAAGTTTAAACCAGTGCCGGGACTGTTGTTGATTCCACCTATCTCAGCAAAGTCGTTGCGGCCCAACACAGCATTGGTCAAACAGATCAAACAAGTGATCACACAACACGGTGCAGCCATCAATACATTGTTCAATCCCGTGGAACTGCGAGCACAGAAAATCACTGACCTGGCCAAGCTCTGTGTGGACTACATCAACACACGAGTACGTGCTGGACAAGGCTTTGATAATTTATTGCCGGGCTTCTTGGAATGGTTACAGGAGTCAGTGACTCCCAGCAAATTCAAAAACATTGTGGAATATCTGCAGAGCCCCACATCAAATCAAACTGGTATGAGCGCTGCCTTTACCCTGTGGATGTTGTTGCATGATCTCAAAATGGATATCTTGCAGCAATTAGATCTACAGCATCCTGGACAAGAAGGTTGGGTCATGGCCACACCTGCAGGCTATGCCAAGGCAGTGAGTCGTATGCCCGGAGGATTTGCTGCGTCAAATCTAGCTAGAAACAATCCTAGATGAACATCCAAGGCATCAACTTACGGGGAATGAATCTGCAAGACACTGCTGGAGGCGGGGGCGGAATTGTAACTTCAGGTCTGCAATTTAATTTAGCAACTGCACCATCAACTGGTTCAACATGGACTGATTCTAGTGGCAATGGTCGTAATGCGACACTTCAAGGTTCACCATCGTATGTGTCAAACAACGGTGGTGGCATAAGACTAAACAATCAGGATGGAAATGGTACGGATTATATTAGTGTTCCTTACAATATTGCTTCAAATCCAGTCAACATTTCATCTACTGTAACAGTTGAAGTGATTGCTTCATTTAATCCAACATCATTTTGGGGAGCAATTTGGGGTAATGAAATTTTTGATATTAGCGCAGGATACGTAGCATATGTGGATAGTTCAACAAATATAAGTTATGGTACCCCTTATAATGAAACCTCA